CTGTGGAACGCGGTCAACGTCGGCACGAGCAATGTCAAGGCGACGGCGCGCATCGTCCACCGGAGCGATGCAACGAAATGGCTCAGTTTCGCCGTGCTGTCGGTCGGCACGCCGACGGGTTATCGCAATGTGTCCTGCGCCGTCGAGTCGTCCTCCGCGGCGAACCCGTTTGCCAATGGCGACCCGCTTCTCGTCTGCATCGACCTCGCCGGCGACAAGGGCGACGCCGGAGCGACGGGGGCGACGGGGGCGACCGGCGCGACCGGGGCAGCGGCCTCCACCACCGTCACGCAAATCGCCGGAACCGGCGTCAGCGTGGCAGCGAACGGCGGCCAGGGATCGGCGACAGCGGCCTGCACCGGCGGCCTGACGATCATCGGCGGCGGGTGTCAGACGAGCACGAATCAGCACTATCTGCGAACCGCGCGCATTACGACGACCGGCGCCAACGGCGTCTACACCTGCGAGAGCCGGAACAATCAGGGCACGAGCGACACGCTGACTGCCTATGCGGTCTGTATTGCCTGAGAGGAGCCCGTCATGGCGAAAACGCTGACGTTCACGATCGCCGACGATCAGTCAGGGCTGCTTCTCGTCGTGCCGACCGCCGCGGTGCCGCGCATCTTGGCGGCTTTCACCGCCGGCCTCGATCCGGCGCCGGCGACGCAAGCCGACAAGATTCAGGTGACGCGGCAAGTCCTCGCCGGCATCATCCGCGGCACGGTCCTCAATTACGAGCAGCAGGCCGCGATCATTGCCCGTCAGGCCGATCCGACCGACCCGCTCAATACCGGGCTGACGCAGAGTTAGGGATTCGTGCCGGAGGATTGGGCAACAAAAACCCTGGCGCTGATCCGGTGTGAACCAGGGACCGGCCCGCCACCCATCCGGGCAGCGCCTCCACGCCAGGGAAAGTTCCCGGAGAACTTTTGCCGTCATCGTATCACGTCATCGCCATACCCTGATCGCGCTATGGTGGATGCTATAGTGACCTTGAACCCTCTCGGGTCGGGGTTCCAATACACCCGAGTGGCGGGCGGGCTAGTCCCCCACACCAAGGGCCGGGATTGCTCCCGGCCCTTGGTGTCTGATGCTTGCGGGACCACGATTACGGCTGGCGCCTCACGTGACGGGCCGCTTGCGTTCTACCAGCGGTCCTCTCATCGCCCCGCTGGAATCTTCGGGACCGGGCTTTGTCTGTCTGCCCTACGCAACTGGACGGTTCATCCAGCCGGCCTAAGCCCCACCAGTTTCCCGCCGCAAGCATCGCCTCTCAATTCTAACCCATCACCTCATCGCCATATCCTGATTGCCATGTGCTAATATCAAGACGTCACACGCCCCAACGTGTCGCGCATCGGTATCGCTGGGGCGTTTTTCATGTCCGACGAACCAAAGCCCAACCTCATCGAGCGCCGGCGTCCAGGCGTCTCTACGAAGTCCGGCCTGCGCGAACTAATGACCCCGCTCGAACTGCGGGCCGACGCGGCGGATGGCACGCCCGGATTTTCCGGTTATGCCTCGACCCATTGGCATGTCGATAGTTACGGGACGGCCTTCGCCCCCGGCGCCTGGCGCCGCAGCATCAAAGACTTTGGCGACCAAGGCGTGCCGGTGCTCTGGCAGCACTGGCCGGATGAGCAAATCGGCAACTCCCTCAGCCTGAAAGACGACAAGTCGGGACTCGCCGTGACGGCGGGCATCGACCCCGATGTGCAGCGCGGTCACGAGGCGCTGTCGCTGGCCCGCCGTGGCTGGCTGCGCGGTTTGTCGGTCGGCTTCAAGACGCTGGAAAGCCGCACGGCGACCGACGACGATCCGGTCATCCTCGATTTCGCGCCGGAACCGCTGCAGGCCAAGGCGGCGCGCAACCAGATCGAAATCATCGAACGCGCCCAACTTTGGGAGTTCTCCGTCGTCACCTTCCCCGCCAACAAAGCCGCCGCCATCACGGCCATGCGCGCCGACACGCAAATCGACGCGCTCCGGATGGCCCTCGACGACCTCGAAGCCGGAAGGCTGGATGAGGACCGCTTGCATATCGCCGAGCAGCTTGCGCTTGCCCTACGGGACCGCTTGGAGCGTCGCGCCACACCGACGCCACCGCCGCCCGTAGCCGCGCCGCACGTCGCCATCGCGCTCCTGCAAGCGCAGATCGCCTATCTGCAGTCCGCCTGAAGACGGCGGGAAAGGAACCGAATAGATGAGTGTGGCAGCCCTGGAGGCCAAGCGGGCGCGGCTCGTCGACGAAGCCGCGGCGCTGATCCAGAAAGACGATCGGACCGACGACGAACTCGCCCGCGCCAACGCCATCGCCGACGAGGCGGGCGACCTGGCCGAGCAGATCAAGACCGAACGCCGGCTCGAAGCTCTCGCCGGCGAACAATCGGCCTACAGCGAGCGGGCGCGCGACCCGCGCGGCGCGCAGCGGGCCGCCGACGGCGCGGAGCCGAATGACGACCGCAAGCCGGAGCCGCGCGGCTCCATCGGCCGCCGATTCGTCCAGAGCGACGAATTCAAAACCGCCGCCAAGATGGGCCTGCGACGCTCGGCGCCGGTCGGATTCGAGAACTTGCTGCCGCTGCACACGGCCGATGCGCCGGAGCGGCGGTCGCTGATCTATTCCGGGACTGCGCCGACCGACGCGCTCCGGCCGCAACTCCTCCCCGAAATCTATCGCGGCCTCGACTTGCCGCTGATGATGCGGGACGTGTTGCTCAACCTGCCGACGCAATCCGACGCGATCATCGCGATGGTGGAGTCGGGCTACACCAACAACGCGGCTCCGGTGCCGGAAGCGACGGCGACGACCAGCACCGGCTACAGCAACGCCGCCAAGCCGGAATCGGCGCTGACCTTCACCCAGAACACCTTTCCGGTCACGACCATCGCCCACTGGGTGCCGATCACCCGCCAGATGTTGCAAGACCTCCCGATGATGGAGGCCTACGTCAACGAGCGGTTGCTGCGCGGCCTCGCGGTCGAGGAAAACAGCCAATTCCTGAACGGCGACGGCACGGGCGCGAACCTGACCGGCATCCTCCAAACGTCGGGGATTCAAGTCCTCGACGGCACCTATTTCAGCAGCAATCAGGTCGTCAACGCTGGCGCCAATAACGAAAACTACGAACGCATCCTGCGGGGCAAGATCGCGGTCATGGTGACCGGGCAGGCGCGGCCGTCCTTCGCCGTGATGCACCCCAACGACATTGAAAAAATCATCACCGCGACGAACACGACCGGCAATTATCTGTTCCCCGGCCTGGCGTCGGGCGACCTGAACGGCACGATCGCCGGGCTGCGGGTCGTCTGGGACACGACGGTCGACGAAGGCACGGCGCTGGTGGGCGACGGCACGATGGCGGCGGTGGCTGACCGGATGGCGGGTCAGATTTTCATGACCGATAGCCACTCCGACTACTTCACGCACAACATGTTCGTGATTCTGGCCGAGGAACGGGTCGGCTTGCCGGTCTTCCGCCCGGCCGCCTTCGCCGTCGTCACGCTGGCCTAGGCCGCATTCCACGGAACGGCCATCGGCCGCGGAGGAAACGCAATGAACCGAATCAATCGCAACGCAATCGTCGGCCTGGTGCTGGCGCTCGCGATGATGGTCGGCGGCCTGGTCGGCCCGCTGCTCTCGCACGACGCGGGGGCGCAGGTCGTCAAGGGGCAGTACCGCGAGGTCATCCTGCAGGCGGCGGCGGCGAAGACCGTCACCGGCACGACGGCGACGGTCAGCGGCCTCGGCAAGTACACCGTGCTCGCCGTCGTCCTCAACTGCCCGACCGTCACCGGGACCAACCCCACGTATGACCTCAAGATTCAGGGCAGCGTGGACGGCGGGACCGTCTGGTACGACCTCATCACCTTCACGCAGGTGACGGCGGCGACGACGGCCGTCAAGTACTGGTCCGATGTCAACGGCACGACCGCGCAACTCCTCCCCGACACGATCCGCGGCAGTTACACGATCGGCGGCACGAACACCCCGACGTTCACCTGCTCGCTCAAAGCGGCGGCGAAGGGTTAGCCGTGGCGCTGCCGAAAAATCCGGCCCGCGTGCCCGATTTCAGTCAGACGCATGACCCCGTTGGGCGCGACCCGGAAGGCTGCGGGCCGGTGCGAGACATCCGGCCCGTGGGCGTCGAAAGGATTCCGACCATGCCGAAGGTCGAAAAAACCGGCGTCTACCGCCGCAAGGACGGCGGGCCGAGCGTCTTCCTGCGGGAAGGCCACGAATTGCTGCCCGAGGAAATGGACGCCATCGAGTTGGTCGAGGCGGCGGACAAGCGGGAGGGCGCGCCGGAAAAGCGCGTCGAGAAGCCGGCGAAAGCCGAGCGGAAGAAGGCCGACTAGATGGCCGGCTACGCCGACCTCGACGCCGTGAAGGAAATCCTTGACCTGACCGGCGATGACAGCCACGACGACCGGCTTGCCTCGTTGAATGCCGCCTTGTCGGCCATCTTCGAGAGCAAGGTCGGGATGGCGTGGAGCGACGACGCGCCGGTCGCCCGCACGATTGCCGTGCCGGCCCGTCTCGGCACCATGCCGTACGGGTGGCCCTATCCGTTCGCAGTGGCGCTGCCGCTGCCGGCGCCGGGCATCCGGTCGTTGGTTTCGCTCAAGAGCGGACCGACCTGGGACGGCGCGGCATGGACGGGCGGGACCGAGGTGGACCTGGCGGGCGTCGTCCCGATTTGGCCGACGCTGCGCGGCGACTACCTCGGGCTGCAAATCGGCACGGTCTGGCCGTGGACGACCGGTTCATGGTGGGGCGGCTACTGGCGCGGCACGGTCTTGGTTGAGGCGATTTGGGCGGACCAACTGCAAACGACGCCGGATGAGGTCGTCGAAGCCCTGACCTTTCTCGTCGCGGAGGAATTCAAACAGGAATGGGCCAGCCCGGAATCGCTCATCGGCCCGGACGGGCTGTCGGTCCGCACCCGCAACCCGTGGAAGTTCGAGCGGGTGCAGGCGGTCATCGACAAATACGCGGCGACGGAGGCCATCGTTCTATGAGCGATTCCTTTGCCGTCGACGTGTCGCAGTTGGTGACGCTCTCGAAGCGGTACGCCGCGGCGGGACCGATTGTCCAGGACGAATTGGTCAACGCCGGCGAGCGGTCGGCGCTGGCGATTGAAGGGCTCGCCAAGCGGTATGCCCCGGTCGATACCGGCACGCTGCGGCGGTCCATCACGCACGAAGCCAAGCCGTATGCCGGCGGCGTGCGGGCGACGGCCGGGACCAACGTGCCGTATGCCGAAGCGGTCGAAAAGGGCCGACGAGCGGGGGCGTCGATGCCGCCGAGGGGCGTCCTGATCGCCTCTGGCTGGCTGCGGCGTCACGGCTTGCCCGATTCGGCCGAATTCGTCGTCCGCCGCGCCATCGCCCGCCGCGGCATCCCGGCGCGGCCGTACCTCATCAAAGCCTTCTCGGAACTCAAACCGCAAATCGTCAAGGAATTTCAGGCCATGCCGGGGCGGGTGTTTCTCCGGCTGAGGCAGGCGTCGTGAGCCTGGCGAGCGTCTGCGCCGAAATCGTCGACGTGCTGTCCGACCCCGCGTCGGGCATCGCGCAAATGCTGCCGGGCCCGCCGATCAACGTCGGCACGTTCCCGGCTGCTTGGGTCAATCCGGTCCGCGGCACGGTGACGCCGCAAAGCGGCGACCATCTTTGGCTGCATCAGATCGAATTGATTGTCTACGTCACGCCGCTGGTCTTCAACATCCCGGCCGAATTCGCCCGCGTCGCCCCGCTGGTCAACTCGATCGAACAGACGATTTGGGCTGCCTACGAACAGAACGTGTTCAGCCCGAACGTGAGCCGCTGCGTCGTCAGCGCCTACGCCTTCGGCATTCGCGATCTGCAGGGCAAGCCGGTTCACAGCCTGTCCATCACGCTCGACGTGAAGGAGCACACGCAATGAGCAGCAAGCGGCCCGACCGGCTGCACTACACCGGCAAACACGGCGAATTCTTCGTCGGCGTGCCGCGCCGCAACCTGACCGAGCGCGACATCGCGCGGCTGTCCGATGAGCAACTGGCCGACATCACGGCCGAGAACCCGGCGACGGGCAAGGCGCTCTACGTCGCGCCGAAAGCCAAGCCGGAGCAGAAACCCAAAGCCGAGCCGAAGGCCGAGGAACCCAAGGCTGAGGCCAAGGCGGAATGAAGGAATACCGCTGCCCCGAATGCCGACGCCTGCTCTTGATCGGTGAATTCGCCGGATGGGCAGAGACGGTCTGCAAGTCGTGTGGCAAGCGGCGGCGATTTGACGAACCGAAAGCGGCCCAGAGCGGCCCGATGAGCGAGCGGCCCGGAGCGGCCCAGTGCTGGAAGGCGCTGGGCCATGCCGCAAAACGAGACATTCCTTCGTAAGACCCAGGCGGGGCTGGAAGGGACGCGCGGCTCGGCCGCGACCGTCACCCGCAAGCTCTACGAGACGATTCGCTTCACCGACACCTACGAGCCGCTCGATTTCACCGAAAACGCCGGCAGTTACGACGGCTGGCGGACCTTCGCCCTCGGGCCGGTCAACGTCACCGGTACGGTCGACGGTCCCGTGTCGTTCGAGGACTTCCCCTGGTGGCTGGAACTCGGCGTCAAAGGCGGCGTCACCGGCACGACCGACAGCGACCCGGACGCCCCGGCCTACGAATACGACTTCACGCCCTCGACGGCCACCGACGACCTCAAAAGCGCCACGATGGAGCACGGCGCGCCCGATAACGTCTATCAGACGTTGATGACGATGGTCAACGAATGGACCGTCAAAGGCGACATCGACGGCGATGCCACCTGGATGTTCACCGCGAACCTGATCGGCCGGAACGTGACGCACGTCGGCGGCGGCTTCACCGGCGCCATCTCCGATCGGGACCGCGAGTTCGTGAAAGCCGCCGGCACGAAACTGTTCATCGACGACGACCCCGGCGATGTCGGCACGACGCAGGTGACGGCCAAGTTCATCAGCTTTAGCCTGACGTGGAACAACGCCATCGCGCCCAAGCGGTTCATGGAAGATGAAACGCAGGTGTCGGCGCGCGTCGGGCGCGGCGCGCGGCAAATCACCGGCCAGGTCCGGCTCGAATTCACCGATGACACGGAAAAGGCGCTCTACCGAGCCGGCACGGCGCGGGCCATCCGCATCCTGCGCGAAGGCTCCATCATCCATGACGCGGTGCCCAAGTCCATCGCCATCGACATCCCGTCGGCCTACTGGCTGACGCCTTCCGACGACCCGCGCGAAAACAACATGACGTTGACGTTCGGTTTTCGCGCCTATACGACCGCGGATGTGGGCTATCCGGCCACCATCACCGTGGTCAATGACCTCAGCGCGTTGCCGTAAGGACGAATGATGACGGCCCTGCTGGAATCGCCCAACGGCGTGGCGCGCGGCTATCTGCCGGAGCGGCGGCCCCGCTATGTCTGGGTGACGTGCGAATGGACGGACGGCGCGGACGACCCCGATGGCGAACCGTTCCGCGCCGACATCCGGGCGAATTTGCCCTTCCCGGATATCGACGCCATTGCCGACCCGAGCCTGACCTACGAGGAACTCTGGAAGGCGATGGCGTCGCATGTTCGGGAATGGAACGTCCTGGCGCGGGACGCCGAGACGGGCGACGTGGTTCCGGCGCCGCCGCCGGCCGAGGCGGGCTGGCAGGCGTTTCGATTGATCGAGCCCGACCTGTCGCTCTGGCTGCAACAGCAGTTGCGGACGATTCATCTGGGCGGGGAACACCGCGCAAAAAAATCGCCGCCGCCCGCCAGTTCGGCCGAAACGCCGAACGCTACCGACTCGGCTTGACGCGGGCGGAGGAACCGAGGCCGGCGTGGCTGCAACGGGCGCTGCACACGGACCTGTCGCCGCTGCGGCCATGGGAATGGGAGATGGCTCCGGCCGATGCGTGGACGGAAGCCTTGCAACTGCAAAACGCCTACGCGGCGGGCGAACGCGACGCGCGAGATGAGGCGGCGATGGAGCGACGGCTGGCGGAAATGGAGACGGTCGCATGAGTGACCGCTATGAGGTCGTCCTTTTAGTCGATGCCAGCGGAGCGACGCGCGCCTTTACCGAGGTCAGCGGCGCCGCCGCGAAAACCGCCACGAGCCTGGCGCAAGTCGGCACGGCCGGCGCCAGCGGCCTCGGCAAAATCAATCAGGCGTCCACGCAGACGGCGAGCAATCTCGGCCGCGCATCGACGGCCGCATCCGCCTTGCAGCGCGCCGCAGCCGGTGTCGCGGCGTCTTCCCTTGTCGGCTTTCTCTCGGACGCTTCGCGTGCCGCCGCCGATGCCGATGCCATTCAAGCCCGCCTCCAAACATCGGTCGAAGCCACCGGCAAGAGCTTTGACGATTATGCCGGCGCCATCGACAACGCCACCAAGGCGTCGATGGCGCTCGGCTTCGATGACGAGGACACGGCCGCCGCCTTGGCGACCTTGACGCAGCAGACGGGCGACGCGGCGCAGGCCGTCGCCCTCCTCGGCACGGCGCAGGATTTGGCGCGCGGCAAGGGGATCGCGCTCGGCGACGCCGCCACGATCATCGGCAAGGTCGCGACCGGCAACACCGCGATCCTGCAACGCTATGGCATCACGATTGACAAGAATGCCGACAGCACCGAGGCGCTGGCGCAAGTCAATGAACGATTCGCCGGGCAAAGCCAGGCCTTCGCCAGCACGACGGCCGGCGCGCTCGACCGGGCGCATGTCGCCTGGCAGAACTTCATCGAATCGGTCGGCGGCGCGGCCGGGCCGATGCAGACGGTCATCGGCCTCCTGCCGGGCGTCAGCGCCGGATTCCAGGCCACGACGGGCGCGATCGCCGCCGCGACGACCTCGTTCAACAATGGCGGCGTCGCGGCGAAGGCGCTCACCGCGGCGACCAGTCCGCTCGCGCTCTCGCTCGGCGCCGTCACGCTGGCGGTGGGCGTCGGCATCGCGGCCTGGGAGCGGCAACAGCAGGTCAATGCGGCGACGCAAAAGACCTACGAAGACCTCAAAGGCGCGATTGACAAAGCCTACGCCTCGCAGAGCCAGGCGACGACGCAGCGCGCCGAGCAGGTCGGCTTTACCGAATCGGGCCGCTTCGATATTGCCGACCAATATTTCACGAGCGCCGAAAAGGCGATTGCCCTCAATCAGGATTTCACGCAATCGCTGAAGGAAGTCGATGCGTCCGGCGTCCAACCGCTGACCGATGCAGTGGACATGCTGTCCGGGCAACTCCGCATCCACAACGCGACCGTCGAACAGGCGACGACGGTCATGGATGGGTTGCAGCGCGGATATGCGGCGACTGGTCCCGGCGCCGACCAACTTCACGCCGAATTGACGCGGCTGAATGCGCTGTATGCCAGCGGCGCGACCGACACGGATACCTACGTCAAAGCCGTCGCGCATCTCACCGACAACATCCCGCACACCTTGTCGATGTATGCCCAGTTGACGACGGCCACGAATGGGCTGATTGATGTCAACGCCCACGTCGGCCCGTCGTTCATGTCGTTTGACCAGGCGCGAGCGCAGGCGCAAAAGGGGCTCGAAGACACGACCGACGCGGCGAAAGCCGCTGCCGACGCGATTTCCAAACTCAATTCGGCCTCGGTCTATCAGACGACGACGGGCGGCGTCAGCCCCACGTCATCGTTCGAGCGCACGCCTTCGCAGCAGGCCAACGACGCGGCCGGACTCGAAAACGCCTCGCAGACCTTTCTCGCCGACCAGGCCCAGAAACGCGCCAGCCAGATCGTCAGCGCCGATCAGGCCGTCGAGGCGGCGGCGCAAAAACGAGCGCAAGCGGTCCAAGACGCCGCCAAGACCGAGATTGATGCCGTCAACCAGACCGCCGACGCGCAAATCCGCGCCGCGCAGCAAGCGGGTCATGCCCAATCGCTCGACATCCGCAGCGCCGGCCGGACGCAGGTCCGCGACGCGCAAACGACCGCGAACGATCAGATTCGGGCGGCGACGCTGGCGCAGAACCAGCAGACGAACGCGGCCCGCCGCGCTGCCGACGCGCAGATCGCCGCCGCCAAAGACGCGGCCGATCAGCAGACGCAAGCGGCCAAGGACGCCGCCGACGCCCAGGTGGCCGAAGCGGAACGGGCCGAACACGCGCAGGTCCGCTCGGCGCAGGTCGCTGCCAACGAGCAAATCCGG